CGTTCCTGACCAGCAGGGTTGTTACGAGATGGAACGTGGATTTGGAGGTACCTTGTCTGTGTACTCCGGAGACGCTGACAGCCACGAGAAAAAGGCTGAAGCGGTCTTCGACCGGATAGGTATTCCAAAGAACGCTCGTTGCGGTTTTAATGCCGCTGTTGAAGATGGACGAGCTGTTCCGGAGGAGAGTGAGGAGGCGAGTCGCTGTCGCCTCGGATTAGCCAAGCAGAAGGGTAAGTTGCGAGTTGTGACTATGCAGACCGCGATCATGAAAGACGTTTTACGTCCTGTTCATGAGGCTGCATACGATCGGCTTACCCAACGTAGCTGGCTAGTCCGTGGTGACGTCAAGAGGGAACATTTCGAGTCCCTTCGACCCACTCACTCCCCCGGCCACGATTTCATCTCGGGCGACTACGAGGCCTCTACCGACAACCTGCACACTGATGCTGTGCTTGCCGTGGTAGAGACCCTCGCCGAGGATTTGCCCCCTAGGGAGGCGGACTTGTTCGTCCGCAGCTTTCGAGACTGTCAGGTCTCAATAGAAGACGGTGGAAAGACCTGTCATTTCCCCGTTGTCCGCGGTAGTATGATGGGTAACCTAGGCTCGTTCGTTGTGCTTTGCATCCTTAATCGGATCTGTTACGAACGGGCTCTTAAACTAGCAGGTTACTCATCTACTCACGGCGTCTTGATCAACGGGGATGACATTCTTTTCACGGGTGAGAGTGGTCTTTACTATAGCTGGCTTCACAGTACGTCTGAAGTCGGCTTTGTTATAAATACTAGTAAGACCATGAGATCCCGAACTTACGGTGACCTTAACTCGCAAACTTATAGGTTTGATAAGTCACGTAAGGTCAAGAAGCTTTGCTTCGGGTTTCTCGGCTCTGACTCGTGGAAAGAACCCGAGGGTTCACTTGCCCGTCCTCTTTTTGAGCTCTGCAAGCAGGTTAAGTTCTCATCGGCGGCTTGGCTCTTGACGGCCTTTCCGGTGAGAAAGCTGCTTGTCCGCGCTCCTCTCCCTCTCTCTTCTATCCCCCATCGTTGGTGGAACTTCCTCGTAAAACGTTCATGGTTTCGCGGCATCTTTGATAATGATAAAGCCGCTGTTCTCGAAACCACTGGCGTCGAGAGGTCTTTGCCCTTTGTTCTAGGAGCGCC